GTATATCTAAAACAAGATAGTTAATGTTTTCTATTTGTCCTAAAAAATTGCCTATAAGATTTTCTAAAGTTGTAGTGCTGCAATTTAAAGCATTTTGATTAAAGTCAATGTTTTCATAAAGTTGTAAATGTTTTTTAGGTGTTAATAAACTGCTGCTTTCCCCATTGTTATTTGCCAAATACATTGAATCATTAGCTTTAATTTTATCTGATATTGCTGCGTGTATAATTGTTTCCCCATTTGGAAACTCTAAATTAGTATTAGGCTCAACCCATAGCCTATTCTCAATCCCGTGTTCTAAATAAAGGGGTAATTCTTGGCAAGTATTAGCACCAACGTGAATAATTCCTTTTGGCTTGACTAATTTTGTTAAGTTGGTAAAGTTTATATTCATTATGCTATTGTTATTATTTGGCCGTTATAAAGAGTTGAGTGAGGCTTAAGAGCGTTATACCATACGTTTACATCATTTACAAAGATAAAGTCATTTGGATAGCGTTTATGCAATTCGGCTATAAATTGTCCGTCGTTCTCATAGTCAGCACTCCAAACCATATCTTTAAGAAATGACCCGTGAACAAACAATTGAGCTATGTCGCATCTTGCAGGCAGACAATTTTCTGCTTTTGCGTTTAATCGTTTGATTCCGTTTGTATGCCAAATTTGGTCAAACATATAAATTTTAGGTTGTTTTAAAATAAAATATTCAGTAAACTTTTTATCTAAAATATCCAAAAGATTAAAAGGAATCAAATTATCATTATCTAAAAAATGTACATAGCAATCTTCATTTGCGTATAGGTCCGTATATTTCTGCCTTACATTGCGCCCGCTTGGGGCTTCGCCTTGTTCGTGGATTATTTCTACTGAAAGTCCAAATTCGTTCCAACAATTAAACCATTCTTTTTGTATCGGCTCAAATTCCCAAATATGAGTAGGTACTATTATTTTTAACTCCATTTTATTGTGCTATTATAAATCTGTTTGCATAGTTTCTTAAATTCCTCTGCCTTCTAATTTTAAAAGCATTAGAAGTTATCCCAATAGCATCTGCCGCATCTTTTCTTCCAATATAAAATATACCCGTTTCTGTGTCTAAGTACGTTTTAGTGCATGGGTTATTTTCTCTAAACCTTTTTACATTTAACCCTATTTTATAAGCGTGCTTTATGTTTTCTGAATTATTAACCCATTCCAAATTAGAAACATGGTTGTTTTTCTTATTGCCGTCAATATGATTTATTTGAGGCTTATTTTGTGTGTTTTCTATAAAACATTCAGCAACTATTCTATGCGTTTTAAATGTTTTTTTGACGCTGTCTATATAAATATAGCTGTTTAAATAACCTTTTTTAGAATCAAAATTACTGATAAACTTTTTTGACTTACCCGAATAAATCAATCCGCTTTCATTGCAATAGTACTCAGTATTTCTAAACCTTCTAAAATTGTGCTGCTTCGTGTGGTTCAAAATCTCCAATGTGTTCATGTATTAAATTATTATTTATGTACCAAAATTCATTAAATAAAATTCTGCAATCTGATGCAAATATCGGGTCTTCGCTACAAACTACATCACCATCAATAGGCAACCCCCAACGAAAGCGAACACGCCAAAATATATCTTTATGAATAGCTAATGAACCGCAACTTCCATAATGACACTTTGTGTATTCGCCTATTTCTTCTTGTGGGTAAAACTTGTATAATGCGTTTTTGTGTGCGCCCCTGCCTTTAATTAATCCTCCCTTTACTCTGTAAGGCGAATTAAATAAGTCCATCATATTATTAGGCACTATCACATCACTATCTACGAATAGAATATAGTCAAATCCACCTTGTTGGGCAAAATCTAAGCACATATTACGAGCTATGCAGATAAGTGTTAATCTGGCGTTTTGGTCTTGGTCAAATTGCCGCTCATTCTTACCTGCTCCGTTAAATATCCATTCTTGGGTATAATCTACATCTAAATCGCTTGGAATGTTTCCTTCGTAGTTTAGGAGTATTTCATTAAAACCTGCCGCTCTAATCGCTTCTAAACACTTTTTAAGCGAATAGGCTTTAAAATCTGTGCAAATTACCGCTGCTAATATCTTCATAAATTTTTGTTCATTATGCTTTAGCCGCTTTAATTAAAACCTCCTCCAGAATCTTCTTGACTGATTTATCTTGCTCAATAGCTTTAAGTTGGTAAAACTTGACTACTTCAGTTGGTAGGTCGAGTGCTTTTCTTTTTGTGTTTGTCATAATGCAACAAAATTATAATAATATTCTTAATAAGAAAATACTTTTTAAAAGTTATCTATTCCCTCCAACTCCTTTACCCTCTTTTCGGCTGATTCTAAACGAGTTGCAAGTTCTAAAATATTTTTGTTAAGTTCAAGATTTCTTGCCTTAGTTGCCATTTCTGATAGATAAAGTTGCCCAATGTGCTGATGAACGGACACTAAATCGGTAAGAATCTTTTCGGCTTTTTCTTTTCGTTCTCCACTTGCTTGTTCTGCGCTATTGTGTAAGGTAGTGATGACGTTTCCTAACTTACTTACTATATGTAAGGTCTTAGCTTCTTTTTGCTCGTCAAAGGTCATCTGTGCCTTGAGGAGATATAACTGCTCAAAGGTTTCTTCAAATGCTTGTTTGTAGTTCATTATTTTATATAGCTTAAAATGTGGCAAATCACATCAATCGTCCAACCATTTCCTAACATTCTATACCTTTGAGAATCTGAAACGTGAGCGGTGTAGTTGTCTTTGACTGTTTGAAGTCGCTCACATTCTATTGGTGTTAGTCTGCGGATTCGTGAATTAACTTTTACGCCTTTACCTTGTAATTCGCCTCCTGCTTGACTTCTTAAAGCAAATGCTTTATTAGATTTATTTTCTCTTAATCCTTCATCGCTTCTAATATCGATCCTTGTAATTATTAAATCACTTTTATTAGCACACAAAGCAGGACTGATTCCATCTATATCATAAATTATATCTTGTTGGTAAGGCTGTGTTCCTCCATTTGATTTATTGTTGTTGCTGATTTGTTTAACTTCTCTAACTAAATTATCTTTTGCAACTCCAGTTATACTATTTGTTTTACCGTCATTTCGACTTTCTAATTTTTGAATATGATTGCTATTATGCCAATCTTGACCTTTATTTTCAGTTCTCCCCCTCATTGCCACTATTTCAACCGCATTTGTATTTCCCGTATCTAAACAATAAGTTTTTCCGTCATTACGGCTTAAATGACCTGTTCCACCTTGTTTTGGATTTCCGCTTCTTGGCATTGTGTTGTGGACTATAAAGTTATCATCCATTCTATTTTTGCCTGGATTTGTTAACGTTCTACCTTTATTATTCCCATCACTTGGTTTAAAACAGAATCCACCTCCATTATCTTTAAAATGCTGTGTTTTTATCTTAAATGAGTTTATCATTCTTTTGCTCAAAAAATACTTTTCATCAACTTCATTTTCTAAAATATCCTTAAGCAAAATACCTTTGTCTTTTGGTTGTTGAATAATGCTTTCTGGATAACCAAATAATCCCATTGGTTGCATTCCAATATTTGTCCAGAAGATACGTTTCCTATTTTGAGCTGAAACCAAGGCAGAATTAATATGGATGCCGTTTACTCCTATAGCTTTACTTAAAACCTTTTCCCACTTTTCGCCCATTTCCACGTTTTCAAGTAAAAAATATTTAGGTTTAACTTCGTTTAAAATTCTCATATACTCCCAAAATAAATAAGATTGCCCTTCAAATTCGTAACCTTCTGCCTTCAATTCCAAATAGTGTTCTAAGGTTAATATTTCAGTTTCGCATTTAGTACTCATTCCTTTGCGTTTACCTGCAAAAGAGAAACTTTGACAAGGAGAGCCACCCATAAGTAAGTCAATCTTTGGCAACTTATAACCGTCAACATCTAATACACTACCCAATTGGATAGTATTAGGATAGTTAGCCATTGTTACCTGGATCGCAAATTTATCTATTTCGCTTGCAAAGTATTTATTAACTTTTATTCCAACTTTCTCAAGAGCTTGTTGCCCGCAAGACATACCGTCAAATAGGCTTAATACGTTTATATTTTTCATTAAAATGGTGTTTTAGTTTCACTTGCAAATCCTATAAATTCTCCCGCTTCTCTTAGTTTTTTTCCTTCTCCTGCATAGCAGATTTTACTTTCTAAAGTTTCTCTGTATCGAGATTTTCTCCAATCAAATTCTAAAAATCCAATCAAAGGTTTAGCCTTTCCAATCGTGTCGGGTTTGATTTTAGAGAAGTAAACATCTGTATCGTTTTTCTCTTTATCTGGCCAATCTACCGAGCAAATTACCTTGCCGTTCCTATACCAACTTGCCCCACCGCTTATATCGTTTGCATCTGGGATTCGCCTTTTCTTGGTGTCTTTGTCAAACTCTACGTTCTTAGGATGGGCTATTGTCATAAAGTGCCTCTGCTTTAATTCTGCTAATTCGTTTCGGTAGCTTAAGACATAATCCAAATATTGGTCTTCTCTACCTTGAATATCGTGATAGAGGTTCTTCCAACTATCAATAAAGCAAGTGTTAACAATTCCGTTTTTATCTTCATACTCGCAAGTAAAGTTCCAAAGGTCAATAGGGGATAGTGGTTTTTTAGCATCTTCTTTCCCTGCAATCAAAAAATAAGTATCAATCCAAGCGGTTGCGTTTATCAAATCTAAGTCAGTAATTGAGTTCTCATATCCCCTAAAACTTCTACGATAATACTTAACTAATAGCTTTCTTCTAATTTCGTTATAGCTTCCTATATCTGGA